ATTGGTGTTTGGCCGTGGGTTTTTCCTATTTTTTTTTTTTTTTTTTCAAATTGTTTTTGGTCCAGGGTGCAGAGCTGACATGGCAGGGTACACCGTGGGGTTTTTCCATCTATGGGTCACATAGGATTGGGGCTTCGGATGAGTCCGTAGGGGATATCTCACTTTACAAGAAGTCTACAGAGGACAAGGGCCAGTGTTGGGACTGGTAGATGTCATCGTGTCCGAACAAAGTCGCCTCAACCAGGTCCATGACCTCGACGCCCCCAATGTTATATCTGAACCAGCAAAACTCGTAGAACTCGCCGTCTTCACACGGCGGAGTCACGGTTTCAAACAGGTTCTCAACAAGGGCGCGTGTTGATCCGTACAGTGATAGAGCGTACTTCGTTCCCCACGAAAGGGAACTATCCTTCACAGCATCTATGCTTACCCCAGTGTCACGAAACTTCTCCAGGAATGCCGCCGACAACAGCGGGACATAGCGGGTCTCCCAGCACAAGGAAAGGGACTTGCCAGCCATCCACTCTAGATCAGAGAGGGTGGTGTTGACAGTAGCCCGCGTATTAAACTTCGCGAGCACTCTTCCTAGTTTTGGGATCATCACATAGTCCTCGCCTGCGGGGACAAAAACCTTGGATAAGAATTCGGCCTGGCATAGGTGCGTGTGCGCCTTGACCTTGGCTTTCATGTGTGACAGTGCCGTATAGTGTGTGTAAGATCGCGCCGCATGTCGCCGGCCTTGTTTGCGATACTTCCACGTGTCGACGACCATGATCATGTCGTCGCCTAAAACAGCAATGCGCCCCGTGACTCCGTTGCGGGAGGCCCAGCCATACGCCTGTGTCAAGTTCCAGATACAGTTACGGAACGTCGTGCTAGTGCTGCCACTCGGTAATTGGTAGCGCAACTTAGCTGACATTCCGAACTTTCTAGAGAAGACGTTGTACGTATTGGCCTTAGCCATCACCGATACGAGCCACTCGGGGGCGCCGAGACGTCGTAGCCACATGCATTCGATCGCCTGGACGTCCTTGACCTGGGTCGAGTCATTTGACGAAAAGTCAGCCTCGAGCACACAT